TTATCCCACTGGTCTCGCCAATCTGGAACTCTTGGAGGTTCATTCACCTGTTTTTGTCTAGGTTGTCTTTGCACCTCATTCCTTTTTGGTTCTAGTGAAATCTTTGGCTTGCTCCTTGCGGCCGTTAGACCATTCTTTATCGCTATATTCCTAAGCATCGTAGAGAATTTCTTTGATTCATCTATCTTTTTCAACTCATTAAATGCATAGTCTCCCATGATTGTGTTGATTAATGCTGAGCGATTACTACCTTTGTAATCACATATAGCGTTTAGCTGATCTAAAACATCATCAGGCATATACACTATAATTTGCGTATGACCTTTTTTAGCTGACATTAGTCCTCGGCTGCTAATCTAGCAAAGTAGCTCATTGTATCTTCGTCGTCATTATCCACAGATTCAGCTGCTTTTGGTTGAGGAGCAGGAGCTGTCTCATCAAGTGCAACTGTTTGTTGAGTAGTCCTTGGCATTGCTTCACCAAGAACATTTGCTAGTTTGACTTTTAACTCTTCGTAAGTCTTATAATTTTTAGGATCAGTGAACTCTTTGAGATCGTACAATGTATTGTACACACCTTTTAGTTGCTCATCATCACCACCTTTGAAAGGCTCAGGTGATCTAAACTCTGATTTATCATAGTTACGATAACCTTCAACTTGACGAATCTTTAATTGAAAATCAGCACCACCCCAAAAATCAAATGGATTTACTGGTTGTTCACCAGGAAATTGTGGTTGCATGATGTCCATAATTTTGTCAAAGATCTTTTTACCGAATGTATAAAGAAAAACTTTACCTTCATTTTGTGGAGCAGAAGGATCAGAAACAACATAAACGTTTGACACATAGTGCAATCTACGTTTACGTTCTCTAACAATCTGCTTATCTTCTTCGCGACCACTATTCCAAAGTTTTGTATTCATCTCTGAAACTGGATCTTGTTGACCTATTGAAGTGAGAGATTTCTCGATATACCACATACCAGTAGGACCTTTAAATCCATGATCCCAATATCTAACCCATGGTAACTCATTACCTTCTGGTGCTGGTAAGAATCTTAAAGCTGCATATCCATTGCCTGCTTTGTCTACTGTTGGCTTCCAAAAACGATCATCATTGTAATCTTTCTTTTCGACCTTACCTCCTCCAGCTTCTTGTGCTGCATTAAGCAACTTCTGGATTTGGTCATTATTTGTCTTTAAATTTTCAAACGACATATTTTCTCCTATATATTTTTGTATTAACTGAATTATCCACTTTATTCATAATGTTTAACCATTGTATCATAATATAATATAGATGTACATCTATCTTTTCAAGTAAATCCATGCTACGAGAACTTCTCTTGTACCACGAATTATTGGAGTTACTTGATGAAACTTCATTGCATGAAATATTATTGTTTCACCAATTTCCAATTCTGCTTTCCATGGTTGATCATCTTCACGTGACCAAACCAATAAATCACCTCCTTCTAAATCATCTGATTTATCGAGAAGAGTGATCGTACTGAATATCCTATTACTAAAAGGATCTCCATTATTCTTATTGAGGTAGTCTCTATGTTTTATAAAGTGACCACCTACCTCATACATTAGATAGTTAAATTCTCCAATGTAATGATGATCTTTGAATAGATTAGGTCTGTGTATAGGTACAATATCAAGTATATTCTCACACACATCTGGGAAATCTAAATGACTGACTTCCTTTACCTTTGCATCTCTCAGATCTTTATATATACCTCCATCACCTTTTGTAACCTTTGCATCATGCGAACCAACAGTAGTTTTGAAATGCCTTAGATCTTCTATGGCATTTTCATCAATTACGTTTGATATTGTAAATAATGCGTCGCTCAAAATAGTGTGTTCTTTTTAGGAATAAAATTGAGGTCCATTGCCTCAGTTTCTAATTTAGATTTAATAATCGGTGTGACATATTTACGAGCATCTTCCACTTCGATCTTATTCTCTTCACAGACAAAAATGATTGCATCCATATAAGTCATTCGTCTGTATCTTACTTCTTTTTCAACCATCTCACTAAACTTCTTTTTTGTCATAAAAGGTGAATTTACCATTATGTAGCCCTCAATAATATAGTATCGTTATTTATCCTTCCATTAGCTTCACGTTTTTTCGTAGACAAAGCATCAATGGTTTGATCGATAGTTTTATCTGCTCTTCCTAAAATGATTGGAAGTATCTCTTCAGGTTTTCTTAGTGTTACCTCTATTGATGTAGGATCAAAGTTTTTTATGGTTGAACCACTTACTTCAAAACCTACCTCACTTTTCAATATTGTCAATCGTTTATACTTCGTATTGAATGCATATAATCTATGCGATCCAACAATCAAAATAGGATTAATCGATTGTAATTTGAAATCACTATCTGCATTTTTATATTTCATTTTTGAAACTTGTTTGTCTGCAGATTTGACAGTTTGCTTTCTAACTTTTCTTTGCATAATCGATGTATGCTTAATTCTTTCTAAGTCTTGTAGCATTGTTTCAAAAATCTTAATTCTTTTCTTTTTCTCTTTTGCTGGTACGTGTGAATATGATTCTACCATAAAATCATCTGTTTTATCAAGAGCAGCTTTGTATTGTTCATAGTCTTGAGTAATCCAATCTTTGACTTGCTTTGTCGCTTGTCCTTTCAAAGCATTTACTAAGAATATGTTATAAAGATCTATATCATAATCTTCACCTTTTATCCATGCATCATACAACTTATCGATTTCAACAAGTACAGTATCATTGACTTTCTGTGCAAGTCTTTCTGCTACAGAGATAACTTCTCTATCTGCAGTTTCTTTTTTAGGTGGAGTATGATTGATTTGAGATTCGTAGTTAGCACTCTGTAACTTCTTTGGAATATATTCATTACGAATATAATTGAGTGCCTCTTCGAACCTTTCATTTGTTTCCAAACCAGTATTCAACCAAAAGATTGTAGCAGCAACATCACTTGCTCTAAAATAATCATCACTCAAAGAAAAGAGAATTTGTACTTCTTTCTTTTTATAGCTTTTCTTAATATAATCTTTGATGATTTTAGTTTTATCTTTTGAATCAATCTCTTCAAAGAAGTGATATCTACATTTTTCAAAACTATCAAGAGGAACTGCAGCTAATCCTGTTCGTCTCTTTGCTCTTGTTTTAGTTTTCCTTCTTGCCATTATTGAAATACCTCATACGTTAAGTCTAAGTACTTTCTATTTATCCAGTAAAGATTGTGTAAGAAATCTTCTAGCATATATGCCTCATGTTCCCAAGGTTGTTGACGATAAGATGCATGCTTATAATCCTTCTTTCCATAGATATAGTTTCTGTCATTGATCTCACCTCGTATAAATTGTTTGGCATGAACCAATTCATGTGCAAGAGTTTTTGCAAGATCATTGATTGGAATGAGTCCACCATGATTTTCATGATTTCTACATATCTCGATCGTTACTTCATTACGATCACCAACACAATAACCTAAGTCAGTTTGTTTCCTTACAAGTCTAAGATGTATGTCAATTTCTCGTTTTAATTTGCCTTTAAAGAAATGATTCAACACATCACCTACGTATTGTTCGAATCTTTCTTGTTGTGGCCATCTACCTTCAAAAAATATATTCATTACCATGCACTCAAGTTAGGTGTACTTCTCTCTTCTACTTCTCTTTCAAGTTCAGTCCAAAGATCATATAATTTCATAGTATTCTTTTCTCTCTTTAAAACGATATCTACGAGTGTATTCAAAGTAAGTGTATCTCCAAAATTAGTTCTTGCTTCTGTCACAGCTTTACGAAACTGTGAATCCATTTCTTTCTTATCATCTTCTTCGATAAGAGTTTGTCGATAAGACTGTTGTTGATTAAAAAAATCAAGTTGTTGTGCATACTCATCATCAGTCATCTTCATTGTCCTCCATATCATTGTTCCACTGTAGATCATCAACATTGAATGCTTTTTCTTTATACTCAGGAAGTTCATCACCTCGTTCAAGAGCATAAATCCAATCATGAGATTCTAATATTGTTCTAAGATCTGCGTTACCAACTATTCTCAAAAGAGCAGCTAATAAAGCATCTTTTGGAATACGTTTGTTTTCAACTGCGTCAATTACTTCAGCACATAAGTTTATCATAAGTTTCTCCTATTCGTCGATATTTCCAACATTTGTTACAGCGATTTGAATGATGTGAGTTGACAAATGTAAAGGATTTTCGTCAAAGTGTTTTTTCAAAGCGCTTAAAGAATAAATCGAAAAGTAAGTGTTATTGGTAGTATTCATAAGCGAAAACTTTTGAGTTGATTTAAGTGTTGGTGGATTTTCTAAGATTTTTTGATTGTGTTCAAATATTTGTTGCATAATATATACTCCTTGTTGTTATATGGTTATTCTCCTATAAAATAACATTATTGTACATGTTTTTTTGCAACTATATCTCCAATAAAATCAATAACTTGCATAAGTGTATGATTTTGTTAGATATTTTCTTTTGCTAATGAAATCAATAACTTGCATAAATATAGCTATGAGTGATATATTTGACTTTGGCTTTACAGCTGTAACAGAAGAGGAATTAGAAGTAGTACAGAAAGCTTCAGCAGAAGTGGAAACTGTATCTGCTACTGTTGCGAGTACACAAGATAAATTAGATAAATTATTCAATGCTGTACAACCTCTTCTCACAAATCTCAAGAAAAATCCTGAGAAAAATTACATATACTGGCCAAATAGATTAGATAAAGTAGAACAATTCGAAGACTACATTCAAGACATTTATAAGAGTTAACCTCTTTTCTTGAATACTAAATCATGGAATCCGTGTCTAAACATAAATTTCCAACCTAACTCATGTAGCAATTCTTTGACCTTTTCTTTTGTATCAACCGATTCGATGTAAACTAATCCTCTTGATCTTGATAAAAGCTCTTGAGCTCCTTCAATAACTTGAACTTCATGTCCTTCTACATCGATTTTTACAAATCCTGCAACTTCGTATGGTAGTATGTAATCTAAAGGAACAACGTTTCTCTTTACAACGTGTCCTCTTTCACTTCTCGCTAATCTCGTATCAACAATTGTGTTAACAGAACCTGCTGTAGGATATTCCATTATATCCACTTGTCCTGCTACATTACTCAATCCTACATTTAAGCATTGAATGTTTGGATATGGTTCTGTATTTTTTGCTAAACATTCATAATTTGTTGGAGTTATTTCAAAACATACTATCTTTTTAAATACATCTGCAAAAGGAATAGCAGTGTGCCCAAAGTTTGCACCAATATCAACATACAGATCTTTATATCTTATATGTTTTTTAATCCAACCAGTCTGTGATTCATATAACTGTCGTCGTCTTTCGTATGTGACAGGATGACAATATCTGTCATTCTCAGGAAGCCAAAAATCATTTATTTTTTTCATTCTTCCTCTTAAATATTTTATTCCAATTTTCATCGCTTTTTAAATAAAAAATCATTTTTTCCTTTTCGCGAAATATATTTCCACCCAAAATCATCTAATAAAGAGCAAAGGGATTCTCTATTTTTATCTGATGTTTCTATATATAACACCCCTTGTGATCTAGAGATAAGTTCTCTGCCTCCTTTAATTACTTCAACTTCATGTCCTTCTACGTCTATCTTTATAAAACTTGCTATTTCAGTAGGAAACATAAGATCTAATGTCGTAACTGGTCTCTGCACAACCATAGGAGATCTATTTTTACTTGAGTCAGTTATAAGTCTAGTGCTTTGAATTGTATTAACAGATCCAGCAGTTTTATATTCTAAAACATTTACCATTGTATGTTGATTGCTTAACCCTAAATTATAACAAACAACATTAGGACTTTTTCTTGTATTTTCAATTAGACATTGAAAATTAGCTGGAGTTATTTCAAAACCTACTATTTTTTTGAACCATTTTTTAAAAGGAATTATAGTATGGCCAAAATTTGCTCCAATGTCAATATAAAGGTTAGTATATCTTA